GCAACCTGTTCTAACGCGGTAGGCTGGGCGGCGGCCCTCCCTCTGCCGCCCAGCCGCACTTCGATCAGGGAGACAGGGAGAATATCAAATGACAAAAAATTTATCGGCAAATGCCGAAAGGATTGCTCGCCACTACTGGGGTGAGCCAAACGCAAAGCTGTCAGTCAAGGGCCGGACACTGCGTTGGGGGACGCACGGCTCAAAGGAACTCGACTTGAGCAAGGGCGGCACTTGGTACGACTTTGAATCGGATCAGGGCGGCGGTGTCATCGACATTGTGAAACAATATGGAAAACTTGGCATCAGCGGGAGCGTTGCCGACGTGCTAGAGCGACAATTCGGCATCCAGAAGCAGAACCAAAGCACCCTCGCCCCAGCTTCATACATCCAAAAAATATACTCATATTTCAACGCTGACGGCGCAGAAGCGTATCAGGTGCTGCGAATGTTTCCAAAAACTTTCCGGCAGCGCAGACCGGACGGTAAGGGCGGCTACGTTTACAGCATGAAGGGCGTTGAGTTGTTGCCCTACAATCTTGCCGGCATAATGCAAAACCCAGACGCTCCTATATTTATCGTTGAGGGCGAGGCTTGTGCAGACGCGCTGATCGCGCTCGGTCTGGTCGCCACAACAAATAGTGGCGGGGCGAAGAAGTGGGACGACGCGCTCACGCAGTATTTTGAAGGCCGTGACGTGGTCATGCTGCCTGACAACGACAATGCGGGGCGTGATCATGCCGAGGTCGTCACAAAGGCTCTGTGGGGCCGTGCAAGGCGCATTAAGCGGGTAGAACTGCCGAACCTACAGGAAAAGGGCGACGTGGTTGACTGGCTGGCCGCTGGCGGCGATACGGGCAGTCTTCTGGAACTGGTGAAGGCGGCAAAGGTGGTCAGCGAAGATCAGGTGGCCGACGTGCAGCCAGAAGAGGCGGCGCAGGTGGATGCGGTGGACGGCGAAGTGGTTATTGAGCCGTTCGCAACGATGGACCGCGACGCGGTGTTCTCAATGCCTCCGGTCGAGTTTCTTGTGGACCAGTTGCTGACTGAGACAGGGTTTTCAATGATGTATGGGTCGCCGGGTACGGGCAAATCCTTTGTGGCAATCGACATTGCGCTGTCGATAGCGCATGGGATTGCGTGGCAGGGCTTCGACGTAAAGCGCGGCGCGGTGCTGTATATTGCCGGAGAGGGTATTGGCGGGTTTGGGAAGCGGTGGAAGGCGTGGGAAAAGCACAAGGCCATTAAAAGCGTACCAGATATGTACCTGCTCCCGACGGCGGTGAACTTCCGAGACGAACACGATATTGCGCGGCTCACCGCAACGATTAAGGGGCTGGGCAAACAGTTCAAGCTGGTGATCGTCGATACCGTCGCACGGGCATTGCTTGGCGGTGAAGAGAACAGCAGCACAGACATGGGGCTGTTCGTCAAAGCGTGTGACGATATCAAGGGCATCACGGGCGGTGCGTTGCTGGCGGTACATCACGCAGGTAAGGACAGCACAAAGGGCGCAAGAGGCTCCACGGCCCTTCTAGGCGCGGTTGATACGTCTATCTTGATTGGTAAGCTGGACGATGTCGTCAGCATGAAGGTCGAGAAGCAGAAGGATGCCGAGCCTATTGAGGACGGGCTGAACTTTAAGATGCTGACCGTGCCAGCGTCGATCAGCGAGACGTCGGTTGTTTTGCAGCGAATCGACGCCGGAAATGCCAGCGGAAAGAGGTCTTGGAGACCGAGTGGAAACGCGAAAAGAGCGTTACAAATTTTGCAGAACTTAGCGGTTGACCGTGGACAGTCTCGCGTCCCGTATGCGGTCTGGACGGACAAAATGAGGTCCGATATGCCCGATACTCCGGCCACGACGAGAGGGTCGGCGCGGGATGTGTTAATTGAGAAAGAATGGGTGATATCCGTAGATGGTGTATGTTGGAAAAACAATGAGTTAACTACTGTTTGATCGGATTTTCGGATCGGTCCGAAGCACCTTCGTATCGGTCCGTCCGATCCGAAGCACCCTATAGGGCTTCGGATCTTCGGATATACTGAATAAAATTTATTACAAGGGAGATGATTATGGTGCAGAGGAAGAGAGTGAAAAAGGCAACTCGCGGTTATGAGAGTAGGTTCTTTCCGAACGAGCGCGACGCGAAGAAATGTCAGGACGCTTTGTATGAGTACGACAACGTGGTCAGGGGGTATGAGACGAAGTGGGGTATCGACAGATTGCCGACGTTAGTTGAGGCGGAATTGAGGGACCGTTTTTGGGCGCAGTTGGATTTGCTAAACGAGGCGATTGCCAAGGGTAGTGGCGTTGAGGTTGAACAGGCGGTGCGGTCAACTATCAGGGGGTGCGAGGCGTTAGAGCGCAGGGCCGTCGAGTTGGGGGCCGAACCTGTCAGCGGTGAGGTGTGGGAGGCGGTGACGCCAGACGGCGATGTGTTCGCGCTATGCAAGGACCGTGAGGAAATTGCAAAGATACGCGCCGAGGGAAGACACGGCAGGGTCTACTGCTTGGAAGAGGTCGGGGTGATCATACAGGGCTGGGAGAAGAGCAAGGCGGGTGCCGCTGTCGGTAAGGTTAAGAGTTTGTTCGATGGCGCAGTGATCGAAGAGATAAAAGAAAAACCGATCAATGAACTTTTGAATGACGAGATTCCGTTTTAATGGAGGGACAGGTTATGGAAGAATTTGACGGTGACGTGCCGGATTTGCTCTACAACAGCCGGATGTATCGGATGCAGGGTTCCGAAGTGTGGATTGACGTGAAGAACCTGACGATTAATATTCAAAAGATGAAGACGGGGCTGCGGATCGAAGTCTACCCAGCAGAACACGACGGGCAAAGCGGACCGCTGGCACGGTGTCAGGCTGAGTGGCCGGATGAACTGCCAGCACCGACGAAGAGGGTGTAATATGAGCATTGAGACGAAAGGTGATGGCTATTTTGCAAAGTGGCTCGGCTGGGAGTGCTGCCCAAAGTGCAAGGTTAAGCTGCAAACTGTAAAAGACTTGGATGGGTGCAAGATTTACCGATGCGTTGCTTGCAGGATGAAAATTGTTAATTTTAAGGGAGACGACGATGAATAGAGCCGAAGTGCTGGACACTGCGATGAATTATGTGACCGAGGACCGCGCCGCTGACCACGGCAACCTTGAGGATAATTTTAGAACTATTGCTGATCTGTGGTCTGTGTATCTCAATGCTGATATCAGGCCGCACGACGTTGGGGTAATGATGACTTTGTTGAAGGTTGCGCGGATACGCGGTAACCCAAACCATGCTGATAACTTTGTTGACGGCGCAGGGTATATGGCTTGCGCCGCCGAATGTGTGGAAAATGAATGATAATATAATAAAGTTCAGCCCTGACGACAGGCGGTTCGTCAGGTTCTTCAGAGATTATGTGATTTGCGATTGGTGCTTCCAGCCGACGCGGGGCAGGGTTTATGAGGAAACTCAGACAATCTCATGCGGTGTTTGCAAGGAGCCGCTGCTTGAGATCGAAGAGGGCGCGACGTTTGTTGTAACGCTTGAGGATGACGAACCAGATGGCAATGCCTAAGAAATCAGACGAAGTGATGCAGGAGTTCCTTGAGAGGGTCTCAGGCGGGGAAAGTGTCCGAAGTGTGGTAAAGGACCCAAAGATGCCGGGATGGTCCACTGTGTCGCGTCGTATCGCCAGCGATCCAGACTTTGAGAAGCAGTATCGTTTGGCCTTGGAGTTTCGGGGCATGATGCTTGTCGATGAACTGGATGACATAAAGCATAACGTACAAGCTGGAATGATCGACCCTGCGGCTGCTCGCGTCGCGGCTGATATTCTCAAGTGGCAAGGGGCGAGGATGACGCCCAGAATTTATGGCGACAGGCAGCAGATCGACGTCGCGCCAGCGCAGGGCGGATCGTACCTTGAGGCGTTGACGAAGGTTAACGATGCGATAACGAACCGGCGCAAGGAAGTGCTGTTGGAGGAGAGAGAGACACAACCGAACACACTACGCGCGCACGAAGATAAACCAAAATCTAGTTAACAAATCATGTCCTGATCACGACATAATTGCAGCGCGATCACACCAAATTGCTAAGTCATTGATTTCATTACATCGAAATCTTCCATATGATACATTATGCGACATTTGCCCACAAATTAACCGGATTTTGGTTGACCCCCCCTGTCTTCGCACACGGCGGGGCGGGAATAAAAATATACATACCCTACACCCCCCCCCTTGGAGATATACGCATGACCACCTCCCCCATGACCGTCGATGAAATGGCCGCAGCGATAGAAAAGTTGCGCGAAAGCCCTGCTTTGTTTGTCGAGGAAGTTTTGGGCGCAACGCCGCAAAAGTGGCAGCGCAAGGCTCTGGACGCGATAGCGAAGCATGACAAGGTCGCCATCAAATCTGGTCATGGCGTCGGAAAAACGGCGTTTGAGTCGTGGACCGTGTTGTGGTGGCTCTTGACGCATTATCCGTGTAAGGCGGCGGTCACTGCCAACAGCGCACACCAGTTGAGCGACGTTTTGTGGACTGAAATTGACCGCTGGGCCAGAAATATGCCCAAATCGTTCAAAGATTTGTTGGAGTTCAAGTCTGATAAGATTGCGCTGAAGGGTGCGTCGGACAGTTTCGCTGTTGCCCGAACATCGCGCCGCGAAAACCCTGAGAGTTTAGCTGGGTTTCACTCGCCCAATATGTTGTTTGTGGTTGAGGAAGCTTCGGGGGTTCCGCAGGTGATTTTTGAGACTGCGTCGGGTGCGTTGTCTACGCCCGGAGCGAAGATTATTATGTGCGGGAACCCGACGCGGTCTGACGGGTATTTTTACGATGCGTTCCACGGGGACAGGGACAAGTGGCACTGCATCACGGTGTCGTGCGAACAGGGCGAGTATGTGGACCCGAAGTTTATTGCTGACATGGCGGAGAAGTATGGCGAGGACAGCAATGTTTATCGCGTCAGGGTGTTGGGTGAGTTCCCGACGCAGTCTGATGATGTTTTGCTGTCGCTGCACTTGGTTGAGGAGGCGATGGCGCGTGATGTTGAGGCTGGGCCGACGACGCCGTGCGAGTGGGGTTTAGACGTTGCGCGTTTTGGTTCTGACCGGTCTGCGCTTGCCAAGCGTCAGGGGAACGTGCTGCTTGAGCCGATCAAGACGTGGCAGAACAAGGATTTGATGGAGTTGGCGGGGATTATTTTGACGGAGTATGACGCGGTTCCTTACAGTATGCGGCCCCAGTCGATTTACATTGACGCGATTGGTTTGGGTGCGGGTCTTGCGGACCGGCTTCGGGAGTTGGATTTGCCAGCGGTTGCGGTGTCGGTCTCGGAGACTGCGTCGCTAAAGGACCGCTTTAATCGGTTGCGCGATGAGTTGTTTTGGTCGGCGCGAGAGTGGTTTGAGGCGCGTGACTGCAAGATACCGGAGGACGGGACGCTAACGGCAGAGTTGACGGGGATCAGGTACAAGTATTTGAGCAGCGGTAAATTGAAGATTGAGAGTAAGGACGAGATGAAGCGTCGCGGTCAGCGCAGCCCTGACACGGCTGATGCTTTTGTGTTGACCTTTGCGGGTCAAGGGGCCATTGCCGGTGGGTACTCAAGGGGTTACAATAGCAAACGAGCGATGAAACCGAACACCAGTTGGGTAGTTTAATGGCGATTAATGATCAGTTTTCGGGGTATGCCCAGCAAGGAATTTTGGCAGAACCGATGGACATTTCCCCTTTGGGTGACTTTGGGCGCGGACTAAAGTATTCGCCCTTTGATTTGCTTGGTGCGCCGGTCGATCTTATGAATATGGGCTTGCAGGGTGTTGACGCGCTTTTTGGTCGCCCCAACACACTTGGGTCACGGACGCCGTTTTTGGGTTCCGAATATTTGATTGATAAATATTCTGACCTTGTCGAAGGCATAGGTTATGATTACGGTCGCCCGACTGGATCGCTTGCCGAGACCGCCGGGCGCGTCACAGGCGGCATTTTAGCACCTACAGGTGGCGCGGCGGCGTTTGGTCGCGGTGTTGACTTAATGGGGGCGGGTATAGACGCATACGCTGCTGGTGCGCCAGCTAGAGTGGCAGAGCGCGCTCGCACAACTACGCTTGGGTCGGGCGTTGATCCGACGGCTTTTATTGATGATATGATTGTGCGCGGCATGGGCGACAATGGTGGCGTCAGTCCTGCTGACACGCCGCGTGGCTTGCTAGACCAGACACAAGCCGCGCAGGGAGAGCCTGTCGGGTTGTTGGCAGATGATCCTGTTCGCCAGATGGACACGGCACAGGCCAGATATTTCGAGACTGGCAAGTTTGAGCCACCGACTGCCGAAAACGTGGATCAGGCGAGGGCGGCGCTTGAGGCGTCACCAAACGACCCTGTTTTGAAGCAGCAATATTTGGATTTGCGGCGTGTGCGTGACACTAAATTGTCGCAAATGTCCCCGACTGAGCAGCTTGAACTTGATACAAATTACAGGATGCAGCACCAGCCTCGCGGCCCACAGGACGGCGGTGGCAGGCTTGATGATATCACGGCTGGCGGTGAGTTGTTTCCTGACGACGTTTATTCAGCAGATGGTCTGCGTTTTTATGGCAACCCCAATAATTCATTTGACCGTCAGTCTTATGCAGCCATTTTGTCGGCGCGTGGCAATCCAGAGGCTGAAATCACAATTTATCGTGGAGTGCCGACAGACGTAAATCAGATCAATGCTGGTGATTGGGTGACTCTTAGTCCTGATTATGCGGCGATGCACGCGGCTGACGGCTATGGGCCGAATGGGGATCAGGCTGGCAAGGTCATATCGCAACAAGTCAAAGTCAAAGACGTATTTTCAGACGGCAATGACCTGAATGAATTTGGCTATTTCCCTGCTGATTTAGCTGAACTTGGCGTCAAAAAGATTGTGCCACCAACGCCAGATGAACCCGGCATCATAGCCTTTCATGGCTCTGGCGCAGACTTTGATGAGTTTCGGCTGGAGATGATCGGCACTGGCGAGGGCGCACAGGCTTATGGCTATGGGCTGTATTTCACTGACAGCGAGGATATAGCGCGTTTTTACAAGGATGCTGTTGGTGGAAGCGGCTATAAAAAATTAGATTATAACGCTGATGCCCATGCTTCTCAAAGCATAACAGACGTTAATTTCAAAGACGTTGATGGCTATAGATCATACCCAATTGATAAGGCGCAAGATTTAATAAAGTCTGCTTTGAAAACTCAAAGGTTTAATGTTGAGCCTGACGAAAAAGCGTTAAATATTTTTGAAATGACATTTGAAAGAGATGGCGCGTTACAAATTGATATGCGCGATGGCACGTCTGTTTCTTTTCTAAAAAATTTCGATGGTGACGAGCTTACTGTTACGCCCCTTAAAAAAGCAGAGGGCAAAATCTACAAAGTCGGCCTTGCTCCCAAGCCTGACGAATTGCTGGATTATGACTTGCCGTTGAGCCAGCAGCCAAGACCAGTGCAAAAACAAATAGAAAATCTTGTTGGTGATTTATTAGCTGGTGAGCCTGAAGCGTATAACAATTTTGACTTTCAGGCTTTGGCAGCAATTAAAGGAGACACTAAAAGTAACTGGATGGGGCAAAAAATCCCCCCAGAAGGTTACTCACCAACTGGCGATGACTTATTAAGAGACTTAAAAAAATTCTTTGAAAGTCAAGATTTTCAAAATGAACTTTATGGACGCGGTGATAGGCTTGCTAGTGAATTGATGACTCAGTTTGGCATCCCCGGCATCAAATACCGTGCATCAGGCTCCAGAGGTGCTGCCACGGCTGATGAGGCGGCAGAGCGCAACTATGTCATCTTTGACGATAAAGCGGTCAATATTCTTGAGAAATACGGCATTGCTGGCCCTGTTCTTGTCACTGGTGCTGGCATGGCCCGTGAAGAGCAGCCTCGGTTAACTAGGGGCATCTTGTAATGCCGTCACGCACTCCTAAAGACCCCCGTCTAGCGCGTGTGGGCGTTTCCGGTTACAATAAGCCGAAGCGTACACCGAGCCACCCGACAAAGTCTCATGTTGTGGTTGCGAAGCAGGGGGATAAAATTAAGACAATTCGCTTCGGACAGCAGGGCGTTTCCGGTGCTGGCAGCAACCCGAAGACCGCGTCGCAGAAAGCAAGGCAAAAATCTTTTAAGGCGCGTCATGCAAAGAATATCGCAAAGGGCAAAATGTCTGCGGCGCACTGGGCGGCCCGTGAAAAGTGGTAACCCCGTGGCCGCGTCATTGCGTGGCCTCAAGCAACAAATTGTAAAGCCGCAAAAAGGGCGTGGCTCATATACAAGAAAAGGAAGATAAAATGGCATATGGCAAGGGCAAGAAGTCTGGCAAGGGCATGAACGTCAAGACAGGAAAGTATTGCAAATAATGCCGCGCAAGGGACTGTATGCAAACATACACGCCAAGAAAAAGCGCATTGCCGCTGGCTCTGGCGAGACGATGCGGAAAGCTGGCACCAAGGGTCGGCCAACCGCTAAAGCATTTAAGGCTGCCGCAAAGACGGCCAAGAAAAAGGCGAAGAAATGAACACTTGTGAGAATTGTCCATATCCAGAAAAGCGTTGCATCCCCAAGGGCCGCTGCTTGCATGGGAAGACCCCTGTTGCTGAACTGGTTCTGCCAGAAAAGTTGCCGAAGTCAGTCCAAACAACCGCTGGCCCCAAAATGATTGCAGGTGCAAACGCTGCGCCAAAGCGCGTCAAAAAGAAAATGAAGTAAGGGTTCTATAATGGCTCAAATGGACGACGTTCAACTCGGAACGATTTTGAGTGGCGAGATCACCGACGCACTCAATCATTTCGACAGTGAGTACACGCAGGATCGTTTGCGCGCCCTTGACTTTTACATGGGCGAGCCGCTGGGCAACGAGATTGAGGGTCGCTCGTCCGTTGTTTCAAGCGATGTGGCGGACACGGTCGAATCCATCATGCCAAATTTGATGCGTGTCTATACGTCGAACGAAAATTACGTTCGTTTTAAGCCGCGCACTGCCGAAGATATGGAGGCCGCTGAACAGGCTTCGGATTATGTCAACTATGTGATCCAGACCCAAAATGAGGGTTATAAACTTCTGCACACGATGTTTAAGGACGCGCTGCTATTTCGCATGGGCGTCGTTAAGTTCTTCTATGAAGAGCAGGAGCAAGTTGACGAAGAAGAATACAGCGGGTTGAGCGAGGCCGAACTGGTTCTGCTGCTGAACGACCCAAACATTGATATCGTCAGTCAGTCAGAGACCGTTCTTGAATCCTATGTGGAGGATGACGGCGAGAAGGTCCCGCTTCAATCTGAGTAT